ACAGAGTCTTTGGTCTCTGTTGTTTCGCTCTGAAATTTTTCAGGGAAACGTTTACGCATCTCGGTATCAATTGCGTTCCAGTAAGTGTCGGAGCCTGTCGGGACACCGTCTCTTTCCAGGCGCTTATGAATACCCATTGCAAGGAAACTCATATCCTCATCCACACCGTACCAACTATTTTTATCTAGCCAGGACTGGGTTTTTGAGTCCAGCTTAGGTGTAGGTTGAGCTTGAGGTATTTTAACCTGATTTTCCTCGTTTTGTAAAGCACTTTCTTCATATTGTGGCTTATAACGCTCAATTTCTTGGGCTTTTATCTTTGCAGCCATCAATTGTTCTTGTGCTTCAATCAAAGCTTGAGAATCACCAGCATCTAATGCCTCTTTAATTTGACGTTTTGCAATGTCTAATTCACGAGTTGAGTTCTCTTTAGCAGTAGAAACATAGACTTTTTCACCATCTGAAAGACGGTTTTTAAGCTTTTTAGTCTCATCTAATAAAGATTGAGCTACACGAATAGCTTCTTCTTGTTCACGAAGTGCTTGTTCCTTAGCTCTACGCTCATCGTTAATGAGCTTTTTCATTTGTAATAGACGTTGTTTAGCTTCTTTAGAGTATTCTTCTAAAGTATCTTCTTCAACTTCTTTTACAATTTCTTCAGGTAAAGGAGTAGCGTTCTTTTGATCTTCAATAGGACGATCATCCTCTACTTCGATTTCAATCTTAGCTTCAGGTTCCTTTTCTACTTCTGGAGCCTTAACTTCTTCTTCGATTTCATCTGGGAATTTAAATTCTTCAGCCATATATCCTCCTAAACACGACTAATTCCACGAGGATCTTGTACTACTGCCTCGACAGAATCATCATTGATTAATCGGAATTCACGACCATGAATCTTTAATCGTGTGCCTGTATTAGGACGTGCAAGGATAAAATCTCCTTTTTTACACCACGGTCCTGTAGGGAAACGCTTTTCGTCCTTGTAACAATCAGGACCCATATCTACAACAAAGAATACTGTAGATAGAACTTCTTCGTTTCTCATTGTATCAGTGGATTTTAAAATACCACTGTCAAATTTATCTTCAGCTTCTGGTAAGGCACATAACATTCTATAGCCTTGTGGTACTGGAAGCTGTCTTGCTTTTTCCTCATCCGTTTGGGGAAGAGTTGTTGCTTGGGTTACATCATCGGGATTTGATCCGATTAGTAGTTCACTCATCTGAGTTCTCCATATTGTGTTTTAGGTCTGATACAAACATACGTGCAGAGAGAAGACCTTTTATCTCACCGCATATTCTTTGGTATTCAGCGAAGTCTTTGGCTTCGCCTACTCCCAAAATTTCTTCTAATCGTCTTACCTTTTCATCTATCTGTTTGAGAATTAGATCTAAGGGTTGCATTTATTACTCCTTTGGTTGTTTAGGTTCGTTTTTAGATTGTTCATTTTGATGTTGATGTTCTTTCTTTTGTTTTACCAATTCAGAAAGCACTCTTACATCATTTGCATTTTTAGTGTTTTGCATTTGTTGTTTAGACTTACCAATGTCAGCACCGATACGTAATCCTTCAATCTTTTGTTTAGCTTCAAGATTAGCTTTATCATTTTGAGCTTTAGCAGCCGTTTGCATACCAGCAATTTCTTTCTGAGCTGCAATACGTTGTTTTTCAACTTCGATTTGGTCAGCTTTAGCAGCAGCTTCAATCTGCATCTTCTTCATCTTAATCTCAATTTCTTGAGCTTTTAATTGAAGTTCTTTCATTTGCATTTGGATGACAGGATCATTAGCAGCTTGTTGAGCTTGTTGAGCAGCCACAGCAGTTTGATTTTGATTGAGCAAGTTTTGAGCAGCAGGAACAGCGGCTTTAGTAATAGCGGCTTCTTGTTCAGGTGTAAGACCCCAATCAGGATCATCACTGAACGGTATATCAATACCAGCCATAAGTTCCATTTGACGTTTATACTCAAGACCTACGTGCTCTGTGATATGTGCTTGTATAGCTTGCATAATCATAGGAGCTTGTGGGTTTTGACCAATGATTTGCTTAATCTTAGGATCATTCATTGCAGCCATATGAATTTGAATATGTGCTTGATGATCTTGGTATGGGAAAGCTTTTAAAGGTTGATTCTTTAAAGCATTCACATTCTCAGTGATTGCATCTACAGGTTTCATATCATCTGGCATAGGAACTAACTTCTCAGCGTTCTTAATACCAATCACATCTAACATCTGACGATGTAAGTAAGGTAAGTTATAAAGCTGTGGAGCAGTTTGAGATAATTGAAGTACTGCCTGATACTGTACGACTTTTTGTGACATCGTAGCTGCATTAGGATCAGATACTGGAATGATAGTCGTAGTTTCGTAGTCTTTTTTACGTGCAGTTCTGCTACCTTCAGATGGTTCATAATCATAATCTTCAGGTGCATAGTCAGCAATAATGTCTTTTAATAATCTAAACTCTTGTTTCATTGAGTAATGAATACGAGCTTGGATCGCTGACATGACTTTTAAAGTACGTTCTAGGATAGCTAGTGTAGTTCCTACAGGGCTATTTGCAGACATATCAGAAACTTTAATATCACCAGCAGAAGCGAATCTACGACCTTCTTCAACAATTTGATTGAGTAAAGTAATTAAAGTCTGGCTTGGTTCCTTATATGGCAATGGCATGATGTTATCTTTCATTGCACCAGAAGGCACATCTACGTCCCTAAATTCTCCTGGAGCGATTGGAGTATCATCACCTTTGACTCTAAGGCCTCTGGTCTTAAATCCACCAGGGAGATTTGCAAGTGATCCAGCGTCAACTAATTGTCTAAGTATGGATGTTCCAGATTTTGCAAATGCTCCGATTAAGTGGATTAAGCCAAAACAATAAAATCCAAATCCTGGGATATAACCGTAGTGTACAAAGTGTTGACGCTTTTGATGGGTCTTATCATCAGGATCCCAATTACGTCTAATTGCTAAAATATTACCTGAACTCTTTTCTAAAGTAACAACATAAGGAAGAGCTAAACCTGTAGATTCACCTTTGTCGTCTGTATGTTCATAACCTGGCAAGTCAAGGTTAACATGCATCTCTAAGATCTTATAACGATCATCAGTCGTAGCACGGAAGCCTAATTTCTCGGCAATTTTCTTTTCTATTTCATCAAGCGTATTGTCTGGATCACCAAGATCAATGTCACGATAAAAGCCAGCAACTTGTAAATGGCGAAGTTCATTTTCTGTTTTCCTCATCACATGGGTTACACGTTCAGCAGACTCTAAGCTTGATGCACCATAAGGTACAACCAAGTCTTCTGCTGGGACATACATAGATACTTGACGATCCAATTGTGGATCAACATAAATCTTTTTAAAGCCGTTACCTGAAAGACCTAGACCCCATAACATTCTTTCATGTTCAGGTCTATATTCAGTCATTACGTCTACGAGTTCGTGGTTCATATCATCAACCACACGTTCCATTGCTTTTTTCTTTTCTGGTGTTTCTTTACCTACTATCTCACCTTTAACAGGACCAGATGCAGGGAAAGTATCCATGATGGTTTCTGACTGGAACTTAACGACTGCTTCGGATAGGACTGGATGGAATACACCACAGGCACCTTCCCATGGTTCGTTACGTTCTTCAATCTTAAGACCTAGAAGTTCTAAACCATCTACATAGGTTTGAATCCAGTCTTTTCTTGAATCTATATCTGATTGGAAGTCACCGATCAAATCTCCACCAATTTGTTGGAGTTGACCTTCTGACATATGTTCTGCTAAGTTTTCGCTAAAGTCATCGTCTTCACCCTTTTCCATATGCATATCCATACCTGGAAGATGAATGTCTAATGATTCTGGGTTTTCAATTTCAATCTCCATGTCAGGTTGTTCATTAATTGCAGATAAACCTTGTGGAGCTGCGTATATTGCTTTTTCGATTGCCATAATTGTCCTTATCTAAATGCGGGTCCCATAGCCCAAGCCACCGCTGTAAATCTCTCACCAGAGGTAACAGCAGTCACTCGATGTGGTAACACCGATGGAAAAACGATAATACTTCCCTTAGGAAGTTTTGGAATTGGAGAGTCCAAGTCCTTTAGTTCTAGTAAGCCACCTTCATAATCATCTGGGTTTGACAGAATAAGTATTGAGGAGAGTTTGCGTTGATTGCCAAACTCGTCTGGATTGTAAGAGTCACTATGCCAATCATAGTGGCCACCTACTTTATAATGTCCGATCTGGACTGGTTCTATATAAGATGTTGCATAATTCCAATTTGCTTGGATATTGGCAAGTCCTATATAACTCTGCATTATACATCCAACTGGCTCCATTGGGTTAACAAATACAATATTTGTTTGACGTTTGTCTGGATTTATGTATGTTTCATTTGCATGCATAAAACCACCGTCTTTACCTTTAGACCAGTCAATTTCTTTTAGGATAAGATCACACATATCTTCTGATATGATTCTTTCCTGCCACCATACACGTGTCTTAATAATAAGCTACTCTCCTTCTAAATTCTCTTGGTTCATCGGGCTCATCACTTGGTAACGGTATAAAGCCACCACGTCTAAATCTAAGTAAAGCCTGTGTCGTGGAGTCGACTAAGTCGTCATGGTCTGAGTTAGGGAATGCAGCCATTTCCTCGATGACTTCCTCCGCCCACCTTTTACGAGGAGCCCACACTTTGCCTGATGCGAAAAGATCTGTTACTGAATTCACACGACTAATCTTGTCATTACCTCGTGTCGGTGTAAATTCTTGTACAGGTATACCCATACGTCTTAACTCAAATATTAAAGGTGCACCTGAGGCCTTAGCTTCCACAATAAACGCATCTGGGTTCCATTCTTGATACATTTGCATTGCCCTACCTTTTAGCTCAGGAAACTCCATACGTTCCTTTAAAGCGTCTAAAAGAATGATGTTAGGGTCGTTTGGATTCTCATCCTTGAAGAAAACTCCCCAAGTCGTGCAAGCAGAATAGTCAGAACGCTCTGACTTTGTAAAAGCAGTATCCCAACTTTGTATAATAAACTCACAAGGAGGAGGGATTTCTTTTTCCCACACGTTCCACCATTCTCGTTTAACTAAAGCACCCTCTTCAGAAGTAGGGTCTTGTTGATACTGGGCTTGCCATTTAGATAAAGGCAACTCAATACGTAACTTATTAAGTTCGTCATAAGACCAGAACTCTGGCCATAAAGGTTTATCGTTAGGAAGAATCGCTGGGAGTTCAATAATCTCCCACTCATCTCCATCACGATCTACCATGGCACTTAAAATCTTGCCAGTCAGGTCTCGTTTAGACCATCGTGTCATAACGACTACGATAGAACCACCTGGTTGTAAACGTTGTCTTGGACCAGAGGTATACCATTCGTACACCTTGTCGAAGACAGAAGGATCACCAGATGCTAAGGCCGCTTCTTGCTCAGAGTGTGGATCATCAATAATAAGAAGGTCAGCACCTTTACCAGTAACAGTACCACCAACGCCAATAGCAAAGTACTCCCCATTAGCATTAGTCGACCAACGTCCAGCAGCTTTCGAATCACTTCTAAGGGAAACATTAGGAAATACATGAGCATAAGCCTCCGAGTCCACTAGGTTACGAACTTTACGTCCAAAGCCAACTGCTAGTTCAGCTGTGTTCGAACATTGAATAATCTTTTTATTAGGAAACTGCCCTAAGTACCAAGCAGGAAGTAAAAAAGATGCAAACTCAGACTTAGTATGACGAGGAGGCATGTTAATAATAAGACGCTTAGTTTTTCCATTTGCTATTTCCTCAAATTTTTTAGCCATGACTGCATGATGTCTACCATCAATAAAGACAGGCCACATTGTTTTAACAAAAGCAAGAAAGTCCTTTTGACCTTGTTCCCTTAAAACCGTGTCTTGATATTCCTTAACCCGTTCCCAAATAGGGGCTTGTTCAGCTTCGGGTAAGAGCTTAATGAGTTCTTCTATCTCGTTCATCGTGTCCGTTTAAACCTAGCTTCGTAACGTCTATACTTCGCACCCCAATATGGGTTATCTAGGATCACTTTCATCGGTTTATGAAAAATCCCAGCCCGATCAATCTTGCACCGTTTTGATGCATTCGGATGTAAAAGAAAGCGAAGCGAGATGGTAAGCCTATTCATGATTACGTAGCTTCATATAAGAGGGACGTATAGATCTATGCTTACCTTTTATCCCTTTACATAGTCCTAAGTCTACTAATGCCCACATCTTCCTACAAACATTACCCCTACCCTTTTCACCAGTAAGACGCATAATGTCATCTATGGAAGGACCAAAGCCAAACTCTTTCCACCAGGTCTCTATGATCATATAGATCTCTTTCTGGACAGGAGTCATAGATAATCCTTAAGGCAGTCTAACAAGATAGACAAAGAGGATACAGCCAAAAAAATTAATACTAGCCTATTCATGGGACCCAAAATCATCAAGGGGGGTCATTTCTATATCCACGCCTAACTCAACCTTCAAAATTTCAGATACCCCCTCCCCTTCTTCTTCTACTTCGTCTAGGGTGGGTACTTCGCTAGGATTTGATATTTGATTGTCTGGAATATTATGTAATATCTCTGCCCTATCATCATGGTCATTTAGGGGGGTGGGGTGCGGTGGGGTCTCGGATAGGGGAATATCGTTCTCCGTCTCGTCCAATTCCTCTGACATAGGTTCGTCATCTGATATTAGTTCGGCATCTTGTATCGCTTCCCCTCTTATCTCTGACAACAGTTCGTCCGCACTCCGTTTCTTATCCTCTGACAATGTGAGACTACTTCCTATAGCTTTTCGTAAGCTGTCCAATAACTTCCGTTTGACTTCGTCAGAGTTCGAAACAATCGTGGCGGTTCTGTCTCGGTCTTCAAACAGTCCAACTTCGGTGAATTTGCCAATCAGTTCCAATGCTTTGAGGCGGTCTCTCGGTGACAAGTCGTCATCAATAGCGAGTTCGGTTATTTTTTCTATTGCGAGAGCTCTTAAAGAAGTAGGCAAAATAAGATGTTTTATCGTTTCTGACGCTTGAAGTTGATTTATCATAAGTGAGACTTTAGTGTTGTTGAATACTTTATTGGCATTGACTGATTGTCCGCTAGGCTTCCCATTGGTGTCATAGGCTTGTCGATAGGCTTCAGTCTTATTCATTCCCTTGAGGACAATGTTTTCAGTAAACTTACGCTGTTTAGATGTTAGCTTGATGTCGTTCCCTAGTATCTTTTCAATAGGGACTTGCTGTATCGCTTCGCTTATTTGGCGTTTAGATAGCTTTGGCGGCGGTTTGGTCATAGGTATAAATCAGGTATATTGAGAATGATTCTCATTATAGTTTAGAAATTGAACGCTGTAAAGCGATTTTAACGAACGATTGATAGTCACTTGATACTCTGATATTACTTTTTTAATCGTTTGTTATAGTGCGATTGTGTGCTTTTTAGCTATAAATTGCTTTTTCGCTTCGCTTCGAGGTCTAAAAAATGGCGGTTTTAAGTCGTTTAAACGGGCTTAAAAATAATTGTTGCAATTAAAAATTACATCAATTAAACTAGCAATACATGAAATAAAACCTTTTCATGTGTTTATTAATAAAAAGAGGAGTAGTAAAAATGAATAGAGAGACATGGCTTAATGAAATAACGGAGAAGTTTGTCCGTCCAATGTTTCGAGACTACGGTTTCGAGATTCCTAAAAATGTCCGCTTAACTTGCGGTTTACCTAGTCGCAAGGCTTTCGGTCAAAGACAAAAGACTATCGGTCAATGTTGGTCAAACAATAACTCACAGGACGGTCACTTCGAGATAATGATTAGTCCAACAATAGCGGACAATCACACAGTGACAGCAACCCTTATTCATGAGTTAGTTCATGCGACAGTCGGTCTCGAAGCTGGACACAAAGCACCTTTTAAACGCTGTGCGACAGCTGTCGGTCTCGAGGGCAAAATGACAGCGACCAAAGCAAGTGATTATCTAAAGTATAAAATGGATAAATGGTTTGTTGAAATGGGACAATATCCTCATGCTGTCCTCGAGGGAATGACTGACGGAATCAAAAAACAATCAACAAGAATGATTAAATGTGAGTGTGAGGAGTGCGGTTATACAGTCAGAACTTCTCAAAAATGGTTAGCTGTTGCAACACCAAAATGTCCAACTTGTGACGAAATGATGACTTATTAGTAATATCAGGGAGTGTTTAAACGCACTCCCTATTTTTTGGAGATAAAAAAATGCAACAGTATATTAAAAGCATAACAAATCAGTTTAGAGACTATGACGGACAAAGGGTCAATGTATTTATCATCAATGACCGATACGAAATACACACCGATTTTGGCGTGTGCTACGATACAATAAAAGGCGGTGATTTACCGCAATATATTTTTAGATTGAGAGAAACATTAACAAACAACAGGTTTTATTTATAATGCAAATTTAAGCCAATTCGAGAGAGTTGGCTTATGTGTGCAATTTCGCACGATTAGAGAGGAAAAGACAAAATGAACTTAAACCCAATCAGAGCAAATTTGACAGAGGTTATTATTAACAATGATTTGAAAGTGTTATTTAGCTATAAAACTCCTGTGGCTTGTGAGTTAAAAGGCGAGATTTTCAAAACGGATAAATTCTGGAGTAAAACTACAACACGCCATATTAACCAATGGCTTGACGGACGAAACGCAGAGACAGCTTACCAATCATTTTTTGACACATTGACAGGAGGTCTAGTATGAGTGTTCTTAACATGAATTTATATCAAGTAGAATATCTATACAACGGAGAATTTTGTCGCAATAATTTTAATTATGAACATGAAGCAAAACATTTTGCTGTTGATATTTCAAATGACAAAGGCGTCTCTGATATATTAGTATGTGAATTTGGTTCATATATTGGCAGAATTGAATCAATTAATAATTGCAACGCTTTTGTTAGAATTTAAGGAGTAATCATGAGTTTATTACAGGAAATGGAAACGCACGGACTTGCAGACTGTGAATTCAATCGCCAATTATTACAGGAAGCGTTTAAACACAGTCCATACGAACAAGTCCATATAAAAGATTGGGCTTGTATGGCAGAAGCAAAAGCATTTTATTTGGAACAAGGATTTAAGCAATTTGACACAGTTGAAAATGAAAGGGATTGGTATTACATTTTGAGAAAAGGACTTTATGAAGTAATGGTCAGTAGGGTTGGATTTTTAAATGTAAAATCAAGTTTAATTAGAATACGAGGTTATGATGAATAACGAATCGTTTAAACGCAGTCTTAATAAAGCAAGGATTCAAAGCATTAGGTTTTTCTTATCAACCATGACTGAAACAAAGTCATATATTTAATCGGAGGCAGTATGAATAGGGAAGAAATGATTGAAAAGTTAGTGGAACATGATGTTGATAATTTTGATATTCGTGACCTTGCTGACTTATTTAGGTATGGCATGGTGGCATATGAAGATATGTCAGACGAAGAAATAAAAGATAAATATGAAGATTACTTTGAGGAGGCAATATGAACAGCATTTATTTAGCTAAAGGTTATAACAGCTGGACGCATAAAAATATCCAACGAGCTTGTAAAACATACACAGAGGCACACGCATTTTCGGAGGGTTTGACTGATTCCTCCGTTAAGATGTATAGTGCAGATAGCTTCATTGAAGCGGTCAATTTATTATTAAGAGAGGAAATAAAATGAAAACTTATTGGGTCACATATCAAAGATACATGACGGAGATGGAGGAGGTCACGATTGCTGTTGAAGCTGACAATGAGGAACAAGCATTGGAAAAGGCAAAACAGGGAGACGGAGACGAAGTTGAATGGAATACATGGGACAGGACTTCGGAGGAGGATTATTGGGACAATGTAGAAATCAACGAGGAAAAGGACATGAACTTTATTAAGGGAGATGAAAATGCTTAAATATGTTGTGAACGATTTACAGGGAGGGTCTTTCATGTCTTGGACATGGGAAACTCCCCTAGATAGAAAACAGTTGTTGGAAGTGTTTAAACAGTTTGCAGACAGTGACGGAATGGAAACGCCTAAAAGATATTTTAACTTGGGTTTCTGTGCTGATATGTGGGAAGTGGACATCAAGCCGTTTAAACATAGTGGCAAGTATTGTGCTAGATGTAATTGTGAGTTGTCATCATATAAAGCCAACAGAACGAAAGGTTATAAGTATGTTTGTGTGAACTGTGATGAGGACATTTTTGAGTTTGAAGCAAAGGAGAAAACAAATGCAATCAATTAAGAGTATTGATGAATTAAAGAGACAATGTAGTGATGATGTAGAGGAGTTTTTTATTCTGCTTAATGGTGGTTGTAGGTCATCAAAAGATATTCGTTATGAACCTACAAATGATAGTTGGTGCATGACCAATGGGATTGATGATAGCCATGTAGATTACAAAAGCACAGATGATTTTTTAAACAACGAACCTCTTATTGTAAAAGCTATGGCTTTTAATGCCTTTTTCAAATATTAGGAGGCTATATGAGAATCAGTCTCAAACACACAAAAATGTTAAAAGAAGTGCTAGACTATATTATATGGAGTGAGGAATCACACTATGAAGAGTGTTTAGCTGATGAGGGCTATGAGGGAGAGGGAGAACCAATTCCTTTACAAGACCACATCTATTATAAAGCATTACAATTAAGAGAGGCGTTTAAACAACATTAGGAGAAAGAAAATGACTAGAGAGGAAAAAGTAGAAGCATTAATCAATCGTGATATGGATAACATATTTAGCGACTATAAGGAGTTGGAACAGTTTGTATCTTATGTGTTAAAAAATGGTTATGAGGGGTATGGTAAGTTAAACTCTGAAGATATTGACGGAATTTATACAGATATATTTGAGGAGGAAGCATGATTACTCACGCACAATTAACAAAGTGGTTTGGTGGTAAAGGCAATTTTGACACAGAAGATTGTTTAGAGGTATTATTAAGTCTTGTTAATCATGAATATTCAATTAAAACATTGAAGAATGATATTTATGAAACGCTAGACATTGAACCGAATGGATATACAACACCTAAATTTGAACCAATAGGAGATGATGATGAGTGATAAAAAACTTATAACCGCCTATTCGCTTCGCATTATGTGGAGTGACGGAGTGACGGAGATTATCGATTTACCCGATGATTTTAGACAAGCACATAAAGACATTGGGCATTTTTTAGACGGATTAGAAGAGGAGAGGAATAATGAAGAAAACTTACAAAGTTAGAGTGTTTTATAACGCATGGCAAGATGTATATATCGAAGCCAATGATGAAGATGAAGTAAGCGATATTGTAGATGAACTTGATACAAACGATGTTAAGCTAGAATTAGACTTTTACGAGACATTAAACATTGTTTAAACGTGTTGCATAAAAACAACAAATAGGCGAGACACGGGTTGCCTAGAGAGAGTAAGTGTGGTAAGGTTATAAGTCCTGCCTTTCAATAAGGAGAAGCTATGCAAGAATTAGAAGTGGCAAGTGCCTGTTTGGGATTGATTTTATTCGGTGAAGCGGGTAATGATTTCAATAACCAAATGGCAGTTTATAACGTAGTAATGAATCGTAGTAAAACCATAAGTCGAGTGTGTGATACTGTATACGAACCTAAGCAGTTTGAATACATCTCCCTCATTCAAAACAAGAAAGCCAAAGAACCTAACCAAAAAGAGTTTCTACAATACAAACTCCTAGCGGTTAAGTTTCTTACAAAAGCCAAAGGATATACTTATAATCCCGTTGGTCATGCGACTTTCTTCCATGATGACAGAATCAGTCCGCAAAAAAATATCTTTAAAAAGCCTTTATTAGCACAAGTAAATAACCTATACTTCTATTAACTAGATAGTATTAGTTTTTTTAACTCTTCTGCCATTTCGGGAGTGCCACGAGCAATATGGTCGTCATTAAAGTCATTCCCAGCTGTCATGCTGAGCCAATACGGCTTGCCTGTTTCAATAGCGGAGTTCTCTCCAATGCCATTTCTGTCGTTATCTGCGACAACGAGACCTTTCCTGAATTTCCTAGCTATGAGCTTCATGTTACTTGCACTGAAACATGTATAGATAGAATACTTGATATTGCTAGTTTTCAAGACCTCCCTGATACTGAGAGCAGTCGCATAACCCTCGCAAAAAATAGGGAATCCCTTTGCGTTAAAGGCGAGAGTTGCACTCTTGCTCGTTTGTCCATACAAGAACTTTTTCTCCCCTTGTGCATTGATGAGTTGAACCCCAATCAACGTTTTAAATTGTCGCATGGGGACTACCAATAGTTTTTCTCCGTTGTTATCCCAGACGTTGTCTAACATATCTGGAAAGCCTTTAGAAGCAAGATATGGGTGAGTTTCTTGTTTGCATTGGTGCATAATCCAACCCGCTTTCTTACGGGCTAATTCTGCTAAACGATTCTTTTCTTCATTGAATTTGGCTTTAGATACTTTATTGACGACCACAGGCGTATCTTTATCGGGAAACCATGTTGCTGGTTTATCCATTGTTGCCCAATTAATCACGAATCCAACATCACCCTTAAACATATAAGAGCCATTTAGTTTTCTTGGCTTATCTTCTGTTGGAACTCTGATCGATTTATATGGGATAATGTTGTTGATAATTAAACCATGAATTCTGGCGAAGTCTTGGAATGTCATGCTGCTCTCCTAGATGGTTTGTTAGCACGAGCATAAGCAATCATTCTGCTTTTAACATAATTCATAGTCTTGATACTTGGTTCTTTTCTGCTATATTCTAACTTGGTAGGTAATACGCCATACTTCTGTTTAAACGTCTTCATCGCCCAATGTGGATTGAATTGTTTCATGTCTGCGATTGAAAGTAATTCTGAATAGAACTTCTGACGTTCTTCGTATTCTTCGTTAGACATGGAGACAAACTCATGAAGCTCTCCCGCTTTGGTTGAGAACATAGGTTTCTGTTTCTTATAACCACATTCACATTCGGTAGCTTGTGGTATCCATAATGCTTGACATGATGGACAAACTGCTTCTTTCTTTTCACGTTCTGATGGTTCTGCTTTGGCTTTTTCTTCTTGAGTATCTAACTCTTTAACGCCATTTAAAAAGACTTCTTCCCAATCATCTCTAAAGCGTAAATAATTACCGCTATGGTCTAACCATAAACCAAACTCTTTACCTTTAAAAGAACGCATAACTCTTCCCATTTGTTGAACATGGGAGGATAATGATTTAGCGAATGGTCGTGCAGATACTCCAATCATAACATCTGGAACATCAAAGCCTCGTGTTAAAATGTCTGTTGCAATTAAACCATGAATAGTGGTATCGGGTTTACTGAAGTCTTCAATGACTTTACGCTTGGCATTGGATTCATCAAGATAAGATATAGAAACAAAGTTATATCCTTTCTCGGCAAACTGAGCTACTAAGTCTTGTCCATGTGCTACTCCAGAACAGAATACAATAGTCTTTCTCGGTCTGCCGTATATCTGATGTGTTTTAACAATCCATTCCTGAACAATGTCTCCTGTGAGCTTCATACTCCTTTCGGTAGCCACATCTTGAGACCATTCACCTGCTACTTTCTTAGCACCTTTCATATCGATCTGTTTAGCGATATAAACTTTAAGTGGTGCTAACCATTTATTGATAACTAAAAATTCTGTGGTTGAACCTGTCACCACGTTAGAATATATTTTACCGAGACCTCGTGTAAACGGAGTGGCAGTTAATCCTATGACTTTTAGTTTAGGGTTTTTCTTAATAAACTCCGTGATTTCTCGTCTTGCAATATGGCATTCATCTACAATGAGAAGATCAATCTTTGGAAAGTCTTGTCTGCGTTCTAGTGTTTGTGCTGAACATATTTGAATAGGTTCAGTCGTGTTATACTTCCAATGGTCTGATTGATATACGCCATGTGGTATATCGTATTTGTCTAATCGTTGGCTTGTTTGATCGACTAGAACAATTCTATCCATAATCATTGCTGATCGTTTGCCTTTATCAGAAGCAGCCTTCATAAGTGATATAGCTACTTCTGTCTTGCCGAATCCTGTTGGTGCGTAAAGTAATTGTGATCTGTGACCTTGTTTAAACCCTTCTCTCAACTTATCTATAACTCCAAGTTGATGCTCCCTTAACTTTAACATATTCTCCTTAACTTCCAGATAACCTCTGGTTAGGTTTTTAATTTGCGTTTTAGACTATTCAAATCACGAGTGAGTATATCATTTCTATTCTGATACATATCTCGTGAATCCTTTAGAGATTGTATTTCTATCATTAGCAACCTATTTTGTGCTACGACTGATTGATATTCGTGAAGTATATAATCCTGTTCAAACTCCGTTGCGTTCCATTGTTTAGAAGCTATAATCGCTTTTAACGATTCAACTTCATCAGCAAGTTCTGCTACTGTTTGAGATAGTTCAAGATTAGTTTGTATTAAATCATCATGGTTTGTTACTGACTTCACTACATCTCCCTATAAATTATTATATCGAATTCTTGCTCTCAATCAAGAAAACTATTTATGTCTTTTTACGATATACCCATTGACGATTGCCATCAATAAGCGTAAAGAATTATTGGTATCTATCCCACTTACGATACTCACGACCAACAGATACAGAAATATAATTTTTAAACTTTTCTTTGATTGCTTCTGCACCAAGCTTACTGACTTCAGTCTTGTTCAATGGCTTAGGTAGTGTTATATAACCTTGACTCTCTAAATACTTTAAGCGAGTTCGGTTAGTCACGCATTTCTGAATGACCTCTTTAATCGTGCAATTAGGATTTTGTGATAAAAAGTTATTGATAAACTTTGCTTGTCTTTCATCATCGAGCTTAGTAAACATTAGAATTTCTCCCCTACTTCTTGAAATATCTTTTCAAATGCTGTTGGTTTAAAGTCTTTCTTATTAAATTCAAATACGGTCTTACGGCCATTGGCGTGTTTAATATAACCTTTGACTACTACATCTTCTACAATAATTGTTTTCTTTGATTCAGCCATTAATATGGTGCCTCCTCATAATCGTTAGTGTTAAATGGTTTGATTTTCTCTTTTGGTAATTCTACTACTTCTATATCTGGGTGACTATCTTTATACCATTTGGCTTCCCTCTTTGACCATCGGTATTTTCTTATAATATCTCCATCATCAACAACTGCGTGAGTGAAATTCATCGTATAGATCCTTATAATAAATTCTTGTTCCAATGCATTCATTTCCATCCATATCCTCTGCATCAAATAATACAAAAGACATATTGTTTTTTAGGTCATGCATGATGACATCTCCATGAAGACCATCTTCAAACTTTACTACATTTTCTATATTATTTTTCTTTAGGTCTTTAAGCTTCATTTTTATTAATCTCTATGTTTGGGTGAATAGAAGCCTTACATTCTTTACATTCTTTAATTACTACTCTCAGTTTCTTATCATACACTTTATTGTACGAATTACAAACTTGACAAAACCAATTATCGTTTATGTGTAGTTTACGTTTCTCCCAACTCATATTTCCTCCTATTTACATATTTTTAGACAATAGCTCTGCCAAGGGTGGTAATGACCGCCTTTGACCCATACTGAGATATTACTGCTACTCAATACCAATCCTACACTGAGTTAATGTTGACTCATTTACTAGAGGCAAAGACCAACCACCCCATGACTAGTAAACTTGTGTGATACCCATTTAAGATCACGAGGCGTGCCGACAGGTGTAATCGAGCCTATGTATTCTTCCACGCAACCCATTTAGGTTCATTGATAACGTTTGGAGTACGGATAGTTTTTATGTGAAGACGAAAAGAGATAGACGAGCCAAAGCGGCCAATCATCCTCTTAATATCTTCTCATTCAAACTCTCAATGACAATAATACACAAACTGAAAATTTTTGCAATAGGTATAAAAGAAAAAACCCCAGATGATCAGTCTAGGGTTTTTGGGTCGGTGAGAGAGGCACCGATAGTCTGAGAAGACAAAGAGGAAAGCATCAGACAGAGAGGGATCTGACATTTAAAACATTACACAATATCTTGTGTTTTGTCAAGCATTTATTACCACATCTAGTGTTAGAAAAGGTACAACGAATATTCATTGGACTTTTTTGTTTTTGTCAATATATCACTTTTTTGCGTTTAATTCTTGTAAGTGTTTCATTCAAAAGGGATTTGTCTGTATTTTGAGTGAAAACCATTTTTATAGGCAAATATAATTAACACATGAATTAATATGAGTACGACCTATTGACATTAGTTT